AACAGGAAAATACGCATTTGGTATATGCGATAGAACTGGATTCAGATATCCAATCAATGAGTTAGTCTACGAGTTTAATAATGGAAAGAGAACAGGTCTTCGTGTTGGAAGAGATGTTGCTGACAGAGATCATCCACAAAACTTTGTAGGTAGAATTAAAACTAACGATCCACAATCACTAAAAGATGCCAGACCAGATAGAATAGAACCTTTAGAGATACAAGTAGGTGTAGCTAGGTTTGATGACTTTGATGCAAAAATAGAGCCTATATTTGCAAAAGTTGGTACTGTATCTATAACAACAAGCTAATGGCATACTTACAAAGTAATATACCTCACTTCAAATGTTGGGTGAGAAGAGAGTACACACACAACCATCAGAAGTATCATGGTGAGTTTTTACATGCTATGGCAATAGCTGTAACCTCTATGCCTAACAGATGTTTGTCGTTTCAAGTAATATTTACAGGATGTGAGTCAGATGATACTGACGACCCAAACGTGCATGGTGGAGCGATGTGGGCTAGGATGCCGATTACAGCTTTAGTAGGAGATACTCCAGTAGAAGATTGGGCAGAACCAATGCCTGTTCATATGGCACAACCGTGGGATTGTTCCTCCCGTACCCACGCTGTGTATGTCATGGACAGAGCTACACCATGCCCTTGGTTAGCAAAGATAAATGGTAAGATGTATGCTGCTAAATACTATTTTACTGTGGATTACACAGATAGTGAGATAGCGGATGACCCTGCTCAACACAAGCAAAGTCATGTATTAGAGCTATTAGATGCAGGAGAATGGACAGGTAATATAGTAGCATTGCCTAACAACAGGGTGCGAGTAACGCATCCTGCGTGGTTCGAAACAGGAGAAGGACCTCCTGACTTCTTGCCATCGCAACACATACATTATTCAAAGTCCGATTTAGATTATGTCTTGGATGTTAATCAGATTTTTGATAATCTATACGCAAAAAGCAAGAGCAAAAAATGAACTATACAGAACTCACAGCGTCTATAAAAGAATATACGGATAATAGTGAAACAGTTTTTGTTAGCAATATACCTAATTTTGTTAGACAGGCAGAGGAGCGTGTATACAGGTCAGTGTTAATACCAGACCTTAGAAAGAATGTTCAAACAAATCTTACATCTTCAAATAGATTTCTAGTAAAACCAACAGATTTTCTAGCAACATTCTCAATAGCTGTTATAGATGGAAGTGACAACTATGCGTTTTTATTACCAAAGGATGCAAACTTTATAAGAGAAGCATTCCCTGCAATAGCAACAACAGGTCAGCCTTTATATTACTGTAATTTTGATGCAGATAATTTTATGTTAGCACCAACACCAAACTCTGGATACACGGTGCAACTGCACTATTACTATGACCCACCATCAATAGTAACGTCATCAACGTCATGGCTTGGTGACAATGCAGAGGCTGTATTGTTGTATGGCAGTTTGTTAGAAGCATATACGTTTATGAAAGGTGAAGCTGACATAATAGGGTTTTATAAAACAAGATATGATGAAGCGTTAACAGGATTACAGCAACTTGTAGATGGTCGTGTTAAGAGAGATAGCTATCGTAACGGTGAACCAAGGGTAATGTAATGTTGATGGAGCTACCAAAAAATCCTATTGTAACAGTGCATACGTCAGACAATAAGGGGTTTTCGGCAGAAGAAGTAGCATCAAGATGTGCTGATAAAATAATACAGGTAGGGGATAATGCACCCATAGAGATACAGGAACAGGCAAGAGCTTATAAAGAACACATAGAAAAAGTTATAGCGTTTTACATGAAAGAAGCTATAAAATCAGACAGAACAACGGTGGTTAATGCAATTAAAAATGCAGGACAAGAAAAACTTGCTGAACTTATAAGGAGATTATAATGGCTATAACACAGGCAATGTGTACCTCATTCAAGAAAGAACTTTTAGAGGCTGTACATAATTTTAAAAACAGTGGAGGTAGCACATTCAACTTAGCACTGTATACATCAAGTGCAACACTCGCTGCTGACACAACCGCCTACACAACAAGTAACGAAGTATCTGGCACTAACTATTCGGCAAAGGGTGTAGCCTTAACAAGGGTAGACCCAAGCACATCAGGAACCACAGCCCTTACAGACTTCTCCGATGCAACATTTAGCAATGTAACCGTCACGGCAAGGGGTGCATTGATCTTTAACGAGAGTGCCTCTGGTGATCCTGCGGTGTGTGTATTAGATTTTGGTGCAGACAAGACAGCCACATCTGGTGATTTCACGGTTGTGTTTCCTACAGCCGACTCCAGTAATGCTATAATAAGGATAGCTTAATGGCGTTAACCATTGCAGATAGAGTTCGTGAAACGACAACGACCACAGGTACAGGAACTATCACACTCAACGGTGCAGTGGGTAACTTTGAAACTTTTACTGCTAATCTATCTGATGGCGATACTACATATTACGCTATGCCTCTTCTGGAACAACACTTGCACGAACTACAGTTATAGCAAGTTCAAACAGCAACAGTGCTGTAAACCTATCCTCTGGATCAAAAGACGTATTTATTACCTTGCCTGCCAGTAAGATGATATTCCAAGACGCAAGTGGTAATGTCACTATTCCTGGTGATCTTACTGTATCTGGCGATGACATTACTATGGGAACAAACACCTCTGGTAATCTTCTGATAGCCGATGGTACAAACTTTAACTCCATAGCTGTTGGATCACTTAGTGAGATATCGTCAGTAGCTAATGATGATGTTTTACTAGCCGTTGATACCTCTGGTGGTGGATTAAAGAAGATAACAAGAAGCACTGTAGTCTCTGGTTTAGCAGCATCAGGTGCTATATCAAATGTTGTAGAGGATACAACTCCTCAGTTGGGAGGCAACCTCGACACCAATAGCCACAGTATATTATTAGATGATGCCCATTTTATAGGGGATGAAAACGGTAATGAGCAAATAATATTCCAGACTACAAGCTCTGCCGTAAACCAGTTTGATGTAACAAACGCAGCCACAGGCAACGCTCCAGAGCTATCGGCTACAGGTGACGATACAAATATTAGTCTTAAGATTACACCCAAAGGGTCTGGTCAAGTCTTACTTGATGGTAACGTAGGGGTAGAATCAGGACTGATTGATCTTAAAAACTCAGGGTCACGGTCACAGATAAAGTTTTATTGTGAGTCTGGTAACGCTCACGCACAGGCTTTGCAAGCTGCTCCACACTCAGAGAGTGCTTCTAACACCTTA